AAGAACCGTCAGGATAGGTCTTGGGTCTTAGATACTTTTCATAGTACCGAGTGTAGGCGTTGACATATTCAGGGTCCCCTAATGGAATATCTCCACGTTTCCCTTTGTTGAGCGAGTCAAACATCCTCTCGTCTGCTTCACCGAGTTTCTTAGTCTCAGGTTTTGGAGGGTTCGCTTGCTGGCCTGAAATCGTCTCAGCATTTTGCATCAGCAAGGACAAAGGTTGTGCCTCTGCTTGCTCTTTTGTGAATCTCCCCGACTCAATCAGGATCTGTTCAAACGGTGTTCTGTCGGTTGTGGCGTTCTGATGCAACTCATTAAATCGATCTCGGTCTTGCCGTGCCAGAGTCGTTAGGTTGATTCTACGAGTCTTGTTGTCGATCTTGCCTTCTGCACGGAGGATCTCGTTGACCATGCCTTCAATTTGATTTTTCTCTTCTGCCAATCGCATGATTCGATCCGTGTATCCCTCGTTACGTTCATCCATTCGACTGCGGGCGTCATCCATCATGACCCCCTTGAACAGCTGGTTGAAGTCACGTTCAGACTTGCGGTACTCATCTTCCAGCTTCTGCCTCTCTGCCTCACTCAATCTCTGCTTTGTTCCACCATACCCCTGGATGTATCCACCGAGACCCCTGGCAAGTGCAGATCCGAGAGTCACATCATTCGGATTAGTGGAGTAGCGAGGTGCGGATAGTAGTCCGAGTCCAGCCTGCAGGAGTCCCATTCTCATCGGATCGTCGTACCAAGAGCTGCCAGATTCAGGAGCATCTTCGGTGTCCAGCAGTCCGGTAGTTTTTACTGCTGGGGTCTTCGGTGCTGCGGGGACCTGGTAGTTGAATGATCTGGTGTCTGATGCAGGTCGTGCGGGACCCTGTGCCTGCTGTGGTGGTCCTGCCATCTGCCGAGGCTGTACTGCTTGAGACGGAGGAGCAACAGGTTCTCGATCACGATACTGCTGGAACTGATTCTGAATCATCCTGGCAGGGTCGTCGTCAAAATAGTCCAGAGAACTAGGCAGATTCGGTTGCATGGCTCTTCGCAGTCGATCTGCATCAGATGCCTTCATCTCTGCAAAGTCTGCTAGACCCTTCCGATATGCTGCAGGAGGGTATGACAGTTGGAAGTACGGATCATCAAAGTAGGGGTAGTAGGGCATCCCCGATCTGGTTTCAAATGCCATCAGACTCTCCTAATCTTAATCTTTGAGTAAACTGTAGGTAGACAGACCTGCACCGAGTCCCTGGAGGAGAGGGTTCTGACCATAGAGAGGACTGCTGGTAGTGACCACACTGTTGGTTGCAGGAGAGATCGCAGCATTCCTTAAATTGATCATGTCCATTGGATAGCCTAGTTCTCGTTGAAACTCATTGTAAATGAAGTCGAGATCCTGCTGATTTCGGTTATCCTGCCCTGCTCCTGATGCCAGGAGGTCAGCAATCCTCTGCCGTTCGTCTGCAGTTCCTGCCTGTGCCAACTGACCCAGTGCTTGCCCTCCTTGGAGGTTCAATGCTCCTGCTCCACGGTTGGCAGTTTCTGCGAACTGGGCCTCATTGCTGGCGAGATTTCTTCTCTGTTGGAGGTCTGCTGCATCCAGACCCATTGCATCACTCAAGAGTCCTGCATTGGCCTGGAGTGCTGCCAAATCACTCGCAGAATTCAATCCCAATGCTCGACTGTAGAGATCCGCATTCGCACCCAAAGCAGCAAGTGCCCCTTGGGACTGAAGACCTTGAGCCGCAAGACCTCCTTGACTGACTAGATTCCGAACATTTTGCAGATCCGATGCACTCAACTGCTGACCCTGCAAGTTGCCTTGACTAAGTAAACTGTTTAATTGGTTTTGTGCAGAGGCAGTCAGATTCTGACCCTGCAAAGCACCACGGCCTTGAAGATCCTGTGCAGCTAGTGCCCCTTGAGATCGCAAGGCATTGGCTTGCTGGTCCGATACTGCACCCAAATTCTGACCCTGCAGGTTCCCTTGACTCAAAAGACTGTTCAGTTGCTGTTGAGCAGAAGCAGTCAGATTCTGACCCTGCAGACTACCCTGACTCATCAGCGCCTGCTGTTGTCGTTCCGCATCTGCTGTCAGACTTTGACCTTGCAGACCCCCCTGGCTCATCAGTGCCTGCCGTTGTCGTTCGGCATCTGCTGTCAGACGCTGCCCCTGCAAACTTCCTTGATTTTGAATACCTCGGACATCCTGAACATCGGAGGCAGTCAGACCTAATCGTTGCAAATTCTCCTGACTTGCTCGGTTAGCCGCACTCTCAAACCCTTGGGATCGCAACTGTCCGACTGCAGAACCAACCCGATCAAAGAAGTTACGGTTGTTCTCTGCCCGCATCAGTGCTTCTCTGGCTCCAAAAGCACCTGCCTTCGCAGCAGATCCAGAAATTTCATTGTTCGTAATTTTCCTCGCTCGATCCAAGTCTTTGATCGTTTGATTGACGACCTGATCCTGAAATGGATTAAAGGACTGTTGAACTAGATCCTGGTAGTTTCGGTTGTAGTTCTGCGTCCCTTGCAATCCTTGGCTTGCATTTCCGTACTGTGCAGATTGAATCCTTTGATTAACGTTCCCATACTGATTAGCCTGCAATCCCTGATTGGCATTCCCATACTGATTAGCCTGCAGTTGCTGATTGGCATTCCCATACTGATTGCTGCGGGCATCGGCATTGACGTTCCCCAGTTCACTAGTGGCATTCCCATACTGGTTGGCAGTCATGCCTTGGTTGGCAGATCCAAATTGATTGGTAGTTAGACCTTGATTAACATTGCCAACCCCAGCGTTCGGGTTGGTAAAATTCTGGAGTCCTGTCGTGTAATCTCTTGATTGGAACACACCAGGGTCACTGGCATTCGCAAGGTTCGTCTGGTAGTTTCCTGCTTGCCCTCCGATCCCGCCAGTCGTCCCTTGGAACCCTGATTGGTAGTTGGCAGCAGTGCCCACTGCTTGATTGGCAGCAGCAAACGGGTCTGTCCCTCCCTCTCCAAACCGTTGGTCGTAGCGACCTGCCAGAATCCCTTCCCCTCGTAGGGTGTTTTCCCCTGGTGCCGCAAAGCGTTGCCTGTCGTATGCGGAGAAGGGGGTAAGCATGTCGCCAAATGGCACGGCATCTTCCTCCTCACCGTCTTGAGTTTCGTCAGTTCCCTGGCTAGATACTGCTTGCTGTGCGTTTTTTAAGGCAGTTTGACTGGCAACCAGTTGTTTATAAACCGAATCATTGAATTCCCCAGTGGGTGACTGAGCCATCGCATTCAGTTCTAAGTCCGTGTAGATTTTTGTCGGATCATAATCCCTTCCGTATCCAACATAGACAGGATTCCCTGATGGAGGGGTTGCTGCAACAGGATTTTCCAGCAGTGGGTTTTGTCCTTCCAGCACCTTGGATGTCTGTCGTCCACCTCCTCGGCTGGAAGTACTCCCAGTCTGCAGATTTTCTGGCAAAGAGACCTGTCCATAATCCACCCCAAGAGGAGACTGATTTTGAACCCGTGATGCTTGGGATGTCGGAGGGGTCCCCGTATACCCTCGAATCCCAGAATAATCCCGATCCAGAGTGCTGGGCCGATAGTTGGGATTCATCGTGAACTGCGACCCAATATTCATCGTGTTTTGGGCATAGGGGATTGCCCAATCCGGTAGGTTTTGCTGTGTCGTGGTTTGATTTCCTGATCGAGAACCCCCTTGACCCAGCACTGTCGTCAATAACCCAACTCCTGCTGCTGCTGTTAGAGGATCAATAGAGGCAGCAGACCGCCCTGCTGGGTTCGTGCGATACGCATTGGGATTCAGCCCATACTGCCCTACCTGACTGCCCGTATTGTTTTGATCTTGTCGAATCATGGGGTTAACTCACTACTGAAGTGGAAAGATTCCCTGAGTTATCCGTCTCAATTTGGTAACGGGTCCCATTTGGGCTTGCGATAATTAATCTCTGATCTGCGTTGAGTTCAACGTCTTGGTTCTTCTGGTAACTGGTCGTCAATAACCGAGCAATCTGCTGCAGCACGGGTGCAAAATACGCCTGCAGATAAGTCCCTGGAGGATTTGGGAGGATCATCGTCTCCCTCCAATGTGTGTTTCAAATCTCGTATTTCCCACGGTCCAATCGTTTGCTAACTCGCCTGATACCTTGTACCGCACCTGTCTGCCCTGCAGTCGCACATCAATTTCTCCGTCTGCCTCCAAAGGGAAACTGGATGATGCGGTCTCAGTGTCGTCTGCAGATGCTGCCGTGAAAAACTGATAGTTGATGCTTCCTGCCGTGTCCTGGTCACTGTCTGTAAATATCTTGGAGATCCTGCTGTATCGCTCACCATTCATCACATCAATCGAACCCGTCTCTGCTTCTGCCGTGGTCGTCTGAGCTGGATCAGTTGATTCGTGCATGTACAATTTATTATCTGAAGGATCTGCCGCAAGCGGAGCATTCCAGACATTTTTGTCAATCCAGGCGTTGCGGGTGATTCCACTGATGTTCAGTGAGTCGTACCAGACCCCGTCTCGATAATTGTAGATGACATAGTACCCGTTTTGTCCTGCAGTCCCTGCACGGGCAGGCAACCACCACCAGACCTCTCCGAACTCTGAGTTTCCACCTGAGTAGATCAAACCCTCCTGGGACCAGTCCACGGTTCGCATGACCCTGTCTTGGATTGGACACGGAAGTGGTCTTGCGTACCCGTCATAAATCCAGAACCCCTGTTTGTTCAGCCAGGTCGTAATCTCTGAGCTGGAGTGGATTGCATATGGAGAAAGAGACCCCGCATTGTCTGCAAGTTTCTGGACCCCATAGACGAGAGGAGGACCGAGGTAGTTCAGTTGATGTAGATCCGTTTCGGTCCAGATGAGAACCCCACCTTGCACCCTCTTACCACAGACAATGTATCCCGTGGTTTGCAGGGTCAGGTCTCCTGCAGTGTTGGTTGCAGAAGGGGTCCAGACATCAATCGTTTCCTGGGAACTCCACTTGATCTGTCGCAGATCCCCTGCAGCACCTAGAGCAAGCACATGCCTTTCCTGCGTGACTAAAATTGCGACTGCAGAAGGTGCCGTTTCCGTGTATCCGTTTGCAGTCGTGATCTCTTCAGCCAAGGTCGGTGATCCTCCTGCCGTTCCAACATCCCCTTCCCAGTAAAAAACCCCTTTATCCCCTGACTGACAACCGATCAGGTTTTCACCAAAATTATCTAAAGACCAATGTGCTGTTCTGCTGTAGCTTGCAGATCCAGATCCCGCATAGGTCGTCCCGTAATCAAAGAGTCCAACCCCACCATAATAAAAGTAACCATAGCCGGGACGGAACTCGGCATCCCCAGATGCCTGGTATCCAGTTGGGGTGATCTCCACCAGTCTTTGTCTTGATTCGGTTGGTGTGACCGTGACGGTGATGTTGGTGGCTGTTGCCGTGGCATTTGCAGAGATTGTGACGGTATTTGAACTGACTGCAGTGATGCTGGAACCAGACGGAATTCCAGATCCTGAGATCAGGTCACCGATCTCAAAGGCAGTCCCGTCATCCACAGTAATGTCTGCCGATCCATCGGTGGTATCTGCTGTGGCATCAGTAAAAACTCCAGGGTTGGTGATTTCGACACTAAACAGTTTCCCATAGTTCGGATTTCCACTTCCTGCAGTCCCAAATGCCATCAGTCCCACACCCAGATTGTTCCTCCACTGGTGGTGTCCTCGGACTGCAGAATCTAGAGTTGCACTGTGCCTCGACAGAGGAAACTCCTGCCATCCTCCAATCGGTCTCAGTCTCCCATCTCGGAACCGAACATGATTGCCCCGAATCCATCTTTGTTTTGCCTGCCGTGCAGTGCCATCTACAAACCCAGGGGGGATCTGGACTTCCTGAAACCGTTTAGGCATCGTACTTCTCAGTTTCTTTCATTTTCTTTCGCCATTGTCGGAAAACCTTGATTCCAATGATAATCGCCAGTGGTGCGCCCAGTGCCCCTGCAATCCCCTCGGCAGCACCCGTGTCCAGCATTATATCCACCACACCCCAGGCTTGATCTTCTACACTCATCTCAGTGGTGGCGACCAACTCATCGGTCACGACAGTCGTCACTTCCTCAGTAACGGTCTCTGTCACTTTGTTCGTGATAAAATCAAGCAATAGGTCTTCATTCATTAGTACGACCAGCAAGCAAATTTGTTTCTTGTGTCAATATGGATAAACCTTTGATTCCATTCTCCTTTTTGGTTCACTCCAATCCCTCGGAATCCATGTTTGATCGCAAGTGCGATGAAGGGGGGGACATCCTCCCCTGCAATCAACACGTCGAATGCTTGACCCCCGTTGCCGTTCACCCCGTGATGATGCCCAGGACCGTTTGGTTTGGTTCGTTCTCTGGGATGTTGTGCAGATCTGTATGCCGAGGACAACCTGATTGGCTTCCCCCACTCATCTCGCAATGCCTGCAGTCTTTGCAGGGCATCTTCCTCGATGGCACACTCCCCAGAAAAACTACACTTCAGCTCATCACGACTGAAATTTCTTGATTCAATCACTGACATCACATCTCCTTGACTTCACCTGCACAGATTTGCGTGTAGTACATTGATTTTTCCATCCTCTCTTCGTCACTGAATCCCAGGACCTCATTTTGGGTGTGGTGCTTTCGGAACTCATCAATCACGCAACCACACCCTTGACTCGCCATTGAGAGTGCAAACAGATAGGGCATTCCCTGTCGTTGGAAGTCTGGAAGGATCTTCTGCACACAGGAACTGGTCCAAGTGAAAAGAAAGTGGGTTTTGTACTCCAGTTCTTCATGAGCTTGAACTGTGGTTCCTAAGAACAGCAGAAGGAGGAGTAAGGGTTTCACCGAGTCCCTTTATTGATCGACTCCTCTAGTTTGGTAATTGCGATTTTCATTTCCAGTAGTGTACTGTTTGTTTCTTTTAAGACCCCAGTAAGTGCCTGATTTGACTCCTTCATCAAGAGTCGTAATTCCTGGTCTGCGAGGTCATCTTTCGACAACCACTGAGTCCGCTCTCGCTCAAACCCTTTGAGTAGATAAACCACTAGCCAAGCAGAAAAAGCTAAAGCAGCAGTAACTACACCGACCTCATTGATTATCTGTACTATTCCTGTTGCTTCTGCTGGCATGATACTCGGCCTTAGTTAATCATTTGAAATTCGTAGTAAATCCAACCTGTGGTGTTATCGATAGTTGCCTCACTGCTGGAGTCACTGTCACTGTTTGAATCACTTTCACTGCTGGAGTCACTGTCACTGTTTGAATCAACATCGACTTCCATTGAATCGTTATCTGGTGGATCAGTAAGGTTGTTCTGGTTATCTATATTGATATGGATTTCAATTGGGTTCGCTTCTGAGTCGTTCCCTTCGCTTGCAGGGTAATCGCTACAAGCAAGTAGTGCGAATGGTAGAAGGAGTAAGTATTTCATGCTCGGCCTTCTTAATCGGTTAGTGTGCTTGCTTCTGCTGGCATTGCTCGGCCTTGTTAGTCGTTAGGAGGTGTGGGCCAGGTTATGCCCGTTAGGTTTCCGTTTGAGTCTAGTGATGGTGATTGACTTGTTATATCCCTAAGAGCCTGTCTGTACGTCTGCCACTCGGTTTGATTAGAGCCTGGGTAATCGGATACCATTCGCCAATCTGTTGCAGCTAGGAGTTGGTTGCGTTTGATTCGGAGAAGTCTCATTGGTTCGGCTGCTTGAAGTTCCGCAATCTTTGCTTGGATTACAGACCATTCCGGTTTTGGAATACTATCTGTCCATTTCAAATAATTAAATTCATTTTCATTTTTTGGTATTCCCCAAATAGTAGCGTTAGGTGCTAAAACATTGATTGCAGTTATGTAATCCATTTAGGCCTTTATTGTAATTTTATAATGATTACATTCATAAAAACATTCGTGACTGTGTTATCTACAAACGAAAAATCAATTCCATATCCACTACTAGATTTACTAGTTTGCACTCTCATTTGGACAACAAAATCTTTTGAACTACCAATTGTAAAAATATGATTTATAAATGCATATACTGTGATTTCTCCAGTATTACAAAACGCATTTCGTGAATACGCATCAACAGTGGAATCTGTATTGTTATATAATCGAGCCATAATTCTACCAGAATTATTAGCACTGGGATCAGCATAAAACGAATAGGTTCCGGCTGATAAGGTAATCGCATTACTAGATAAACTAGCCCATGTTGCACTTCTTTTTGTTGTATTGATGGTGCGAGTGGCCCATGAAGCAGATGATGTTCCACCAGATGTCCCAGCGGATTCAGTATGCTGAAAATGACATACATCCAAAAAATGCCCAGCAGGAAACACAACGGAACTGCTAAGTGTCCCGTTATTAACCGTAATCGTTCCGCTGGACTCGCTAGCAAAGCTAGTCCCGTTTAATTGTATCTCTCCTGCCATTATTTAACTCCTGATGTGTAGTGTTCCGGTTACATTTAGCGCACTCGCTGAAGTAAAATTTGTGTACCCGTGACTGATTACTAAATAACCTGCCATCGTTCCGCTGCCTGAGAATGTTGTCTTTCCAATATACATCCGGTTTGTTCCAGCACTGATTGCTAGCGAGTCCGATACGGTTGAGCTATGTTCGATGTAACTGCTTCCAGAACCACCACCCGATTCATCCGCAAACTCTAAAGCAGTTGCGCCACTGTTCACTTTTAGCACTTGCCCTGCTGTTCCAATACTGGTCAGTCCAGTACCTCCATTTGCCGTTCCGAGTGTGCCACTAACCGTGCTGAGATTATTGGTCTCAGCAGTCAGGTATCCAGAATCATTCGTCCACTGGGAAATGTTCCCTGATTTGTTGGTCAGCGTGGCTGTGGAGGAAGCAGTAAGGTAGGTCTGAAGGTCACTGATCTGCGACTCGGTGATGCTCAGTGCGGCTTGATGTTGAGTTACTGAAGACTGAGTAATGTTTGCATCAGGGACGTTTGTCCAGGTGACTGAACTGCTAAGATCATTCGTCTCGGCAGTCAGGTAACTTTGCAAATCTGAAATCTGAGATTCTGTGATCGAAAGGGTGCTGGTTGCAATATACTCAATATCTGTCGCACCAGAATTGACCGAGACCAATTTAGATCCATTCGTCGCCAGTGCTGGCAGCAGTGCCACTCTGGCGGTTGCTGCCGTACTTGATCCGGTCCCTCCATTTGCTATTGCCAGAGTCCCTGAGACGTTGGTCAGATCATTTGTTTCTGCTGTAAGATACCCAGAATCATTTGTCCACTGACTGATGTTCCCCGATTTATTGGTCAAGGTATCTGTTGAGTTTGCTGTGATGTAGGATTGCAGATCAGAAATCTGAGATTCTGTAAGCGTGTCCTGTGTTGCCAGTGTCCCTAGTCCTAAGTTGGATCTTGCCGCACTGACCGAACTTGCCCCAGTTCCACCATCGGCAATCGCAAGGTCCACGATTCCGGTGATGTTCCCTCCGGTAATTGTGACATCATCTGACTCCTGGGTTGCAATCGTTCCAAGACCTAGTGCTGTTCTAGCATTCGTAGGGGTCTGGTTTTCCCAGTCAGAGGTGACGGAGTCATAAACTAAGAAATCGTTGTTGGCTAGACTGGTGAGGTTGACATTGTTCAGTGTTCCTAATGCGAGAGACGCAGTCTCGGTATAATCGGCCAGCTCAGTTGCCAACGTGGTGCTGGTGACATAACCCCCCAGAGTGGTCGTCAGACTGGTCGAGGTCACATACGAACTCAAATCACTGCTTTCCAGTTTTGTGTCCAGAGTCGTCTGCAGGTTCGTCACATCAGCGATGATAATGTCCCG